TCATGATTATAAATCACTCCCTCTTGGGAAATCTCTTTGGATTAAAGCTGATGAGAAGGGTCTTATAGCAAAAACCCAGTATGCTAAGCATGATAAAGCCAATGAGATATATGAGTACAGGAAAAGTGGTTTTCCTATGGCAAAAAGCATAGGTTTCATACCACTTGAGGCAGTTGAAGAAGCTGATTTTGATAAACTCGATCTTAAAGCACTTGATTTGAAAGAGGAAGATTTGAAAGGTGCATCAAGAGTTTACCCTAAGTGGCTAATGCTTGAATATAGTGATGTTCCTGTCCCATCTAATCCAGATGCTCTTCAGCTTGCTATAAGCAAGGGGATCTTGACTATGGATGAGGCAAAAGATGCAGCCAGCAATAACGCTTTTGTCTTAGAAATAGTTGAGAAAGAAGAGGTCAAAGATGAAGCAGTGATTATTCTTAAACCTGAAACTACCAACAATTACCACTATATACCTGTTAGAGATAATGTGGATTTTACTGAAGAGTCTCTCAAAACAATAAATATTTCATCTTCTAAAGGGATTAAAGCTGTAATAGGGAAGCTTAAATCTAATCCTGATGGATCATCAAAAGCTCAGAAGTATGTGTTCAGTGTTGATAAATTTACAATTGAAGAAGCTCAATCTTGGGTTAATGAGCATAAAGATATAAAAGCAGATGATCTTGAAGAAAAAGCAATGTATGACAAGAGATATGGAGATGGAGTTGTTTTTGAGATTGTTGAAGAGCCGGAAGTAGATCAAGAAATTGAAGAAGTTATATGTGATAGTTATGATGGGCCATCTGGAGATGTAAGTGATGGCCAAGGTCCATCAGTCTCAGTTTCCTCATCAGATATCCCTATTGTAAATGTAGATTCAACATCATTTAAGAGTATAGATAATATCAGTGAAAGATGGAATTTGTCTTCAAAGAAAGATTTTGATATTGATTTAGTTGAATCAAAGCCTTCAGGTTTCATATATAAAATAGCAGCCGACTGGATAGAATGTGAAGTGAAAGATATGTTTTGTTTCGATGAGTCACTTCCATTTGTGAATATGGGTAATTTCTTTTCTGGCCTTGAAGATTCACTAAAGGATTTTAGCATTATAGCGAGAAGGAATTTTCCACAGAGATGGGTCAGAGTCACCTTTAATTTATGATGTTGTCCAGCTTAAGTCAGATATGTCTAGAGATTTTCTAATATCTGGTATGGAATTTTATAAATATGATGGTAAAAAATTTATAATCCGCAGATGCCCTTCATATTATGGTATAACAATATCTTGTTACTCAAAATCTGAAGATAGCAAAATAAGCACAAAGATATTTTCCGATACATACAAGTGGATAAGAGAGAATAATCTCCTGAAGAAAGAAGCATTCAGCCTTGATGGTAATTTCATAAAAAAGACTGATGAGACATGGGACTCTGTATTTTTGGATGGTGAAAATGAAAAATCTATGAAGCAGACAGTTAATCTTCTTAATAAAAAACAAGCAGATCTTGCCAATCGTGGTCTGATTTTTATGGGCCCACCAGGCACAGGTAAAACATTATCTGGAAGAGTAATCCGAAATATAGCAGATGCTACATTCATTTGGGTAAGTGCTAGAGATTTTATTTATTCTGGATCTATTGGTGGAATAAATTATGGATTTAGGCTTGCTAAAGAGTTAGCACCTTCTGTTCTTTTTATTGAGGATATAGATAACTGGCTGGATGGTTGGTCAATTGATTTGATGAAATCTACAATGGATGGGCTTGTAACTACAAAAGGGATTGTTACAATATTGACATCTAATTATCCTGAGTTACTTCCACCGGCCTTAATTGACCGTCCAGGACGGTTTCACGATGTTCTTGAGTTTGCATTACCTATACCTTCTAAAAAGGTTAGATTAAAAATGTTAAAGGGATGGATTAATGCTGATATTGAACAAAAAATGATTGACTATGTTATTGAAAAGACTGCTGGTTTTAGTGGCGCACATATGTATGAGCTTGTAAATTTTGCTAAAACTATAGCAGATGAAGATGAAATTTCCATAAATAATGCTTTACAAATAAGTTTAGACAAGATATTATCTCAAAGAGAGATGATACAAGGTCTTTCAGAGAAAGACTTTGATTATGATCAGGAAGTGTCTATAATTGATATGGCAAAAGATGTTGAACATAAGGCAGGAAGAGTTCTTTCAAAGAAAACAAGATCAATAATGAATGATGCTGTATCAAGCATGAGCAAAGCAACATCTGCTTTAAATGAATTGATGGAAAGTGTTGATTCTTCTCAAAGCACAGATATTGATGATGAAGAAAAATCATCTGATGATATAATTGTTAAGATAGATGATGAGCATGCACAGGAAGATACAATAGACATTACAGACAGTGATATGGAAAAACTTAAAGTTGATTTAACCGATACATTCCAGTCTATCCTGAGAGAACGGGGTGTTGATGTTAATAGGATGGTTCAAGAAAGCTTGGACAAGGTTAAAGGAAAGATTTTTTAAATGGGAGATACTCATCAGATTCAGTGAGTCTCTTGAAGTCAAGTTAGAAATGGCTAGGTGATTATCTGAATTAGAGATGCTGGTCTTATATTCTGTGAAAAGGAGGTTCCAGATGGCTGGAATGACAAGTGAACAATTTACCGATAAGGTGAAAGAAATATTCGTTGATAGTGTCACACCGTTGCTCGAAGATCATGGCAAGACTCTTGAGTCTGTACAGGCTGAGATTGACGACAAGATTTAAAGAGATTGCTGGCAGTGTTGATGAGCTGCGCCCGAAAATTGAAGTTGGAGATTCTCCTGTTGACAAAGACCCTACTGGTGGTTTCGGGTGTCTTAGCCATTTTGCACAGCATGTTGCTAGAGCAGACAAGAGTGGTGGAAGGCGTATCAGTAAGGAACTTGATACATGGATGAAAAAGGCAGCTAGTACTACATCTCTTGTTGAGGGTGAGGATCAGTATGGTGGATACCTTATCCCTCCAGAGTTCAAGAATCAGCTTCTGATCGCTGTTCAGCAGCAGAATCAGATTATGCCTCTTTGTACAAGTGTTCCTATGAAGTCTACCATGATCAAGATTCCTTATGTTAATGGTTTTGATGAGTCAGGCAGCCTTGTGTATGGCGGTATTCAGTGGAAGTGGCTTGATGAACTTGCCTCTAAAACTGAGACTAGGCCTGAATTTGGTCGTATTACCCTTGAATTGAAGAAGCTGGCTGGTCTTGCGTATGCTTCTGATGAAATTCTTGAAGATTCTCCTATGAGTATGGAGAATATTCTAAGAAATGGTTTTAGGGATGGTCTTAATTTTATTTTGAATAACGCATTTATTCGTGGTACTGGTGCTGGAATGCCTCTTGGCATTCTTAATGCCCCTTGCCTTGTCAGTGTTACAAAAGAGACTGGCCAGGCTGCGGACACTATTCTTTTTGAGAATGTTGTTAAGATGTATGCTCGCATATATGACACATCTAATGCAGTTTGGGTCATAAATCAAGAATGTTTGCCTCAGCTTGCAGCTATGTCTCTTGCTGTTGGTACAGGTGGTGCACCTGTTTGGTTGCCAGCTAATGGTATTGCTGGAAGACCTTATGACACCCTTATGGGTAAGCCAATTATATGGTGCAAACACTGTTCAACTTTAGGCGATCAAGGTGACATAATTCTTGCTGATTGGTCACAGTATCTTATTGGGCAAAAGGCTGGTCAGGGCAGTGATGGTAAGTTTGACACTTCTATCCACCTGAAGTTCGATGCAGATCAGACTTGTTTCCGGTTTGTATTCAGGTTGGATGGTCAACCATGGTGGCCAAGCACGCATACGCCACCTCAAGCAACCAGCAGCACTATGAGCCCTTTCGTAGTACTGAACGATAGGGATTAGAGAGACTAAGCTTGTAGTTAAGCTTATAGTCACTGTCTATGAAGTCGACAGTGCTAAAACGTTGTTTGTAAAGGAATCGTTAATGGCAAGAAAACCTAGTAAATTTTTTAACTGTGAATATTGTGGTAAGCCGAAGAAGTTTCAAGCTGCTGTTTATGAGTGGAAGCTGAAACATGGCAGAAGATTCTTTTGTAGCCATGAGTGTTCAAACAAGTTCCATGTTGGGAAAAACAACCCATTCTTCGGGAAGAACCATACTGAAAAGACAAAGTCTGTTCTTAGAGATAAACTTAGTGGAGAAAATAATCCAAGATATGGCAAGAAAAATTCAGATGAACACAATGCTGCTATATCTAAGGCTAATAAAGGAAAGAAACAACCACCTATAACAGAAAAGACAAGAGAACTCTTGAGAAAGGCAAAATCTGGTGAAAACAACCCAATGTATGGAAAAGAGCCATGGAACAAAGGCAAACCTCTTCCATCTTGGGTCAGAGGTATCATAAGCAGAGGGAATAAGAAAGCTTTTGAAGACCCAGAAGTCCATGCCAAGTATTGTGGTGAGAACAATGTCTTTTGGAGAGGTGGAGTAAAAGATAGACCTTATGGCTCTAGGTTTTAGTTCTCCATTAAAAAGAATGGTTAAGGAAAGGGATGGTTATTGCTGTAGGATTTGTGGGAAACATGGTGATGATGTTGTTCTCCATGTACACCATATAAACTTCAATAAAGATGACCACAGAATGGATAATTTGATTACTTTGTGTATTTCTTGCCATAGTAAGACTAATTTTAACAGGGAGTTTTGGGAAGATAATCTGTCAGTAGCAGTTAATTCAGTTTTTGATGGGAACTTTCTAAGACCTTTTGTTGAGAATTATAATATTATTAACGGGATTTATGCATAGGAGGTCAATATGCAAACTTTAGTTCAAAATTTTGGTTTTGCCAATTACTTGGTACCTGCTACTAGGAGCAATGACAGCTCTATATCAGCTGTCTCTACTCAGGCTGCTTGGTTGAACCTGAAAGGGTACTCGAAAGTGACTTGGTTTGTTATAGCTGGTGCGATGACTGAAGCAGATACAAAAGTTGCGGTTTATCAAGCCAAGGGTGTTTCTGGAAGTTCAGCATCCTCTACGGCTCTTGCTATGACACATTATTGGACAACTAATTCATCTTCATCAGCTACAGGTCGCTTCATAAGGACTACTGCTTCAAGCTCAAAGGCAGCTCTCAATGCTACAAGTAATGTAATGATTTCATTTGAGACTGATGCAAAACAGCTTAATGCTAATAGTTCTTTTGACTGTGTCGGCCTTGTATTTTCTGGTATTAGTGCTGCGACTTGCTTTAATGTATTTGCAGTTTTGCACCCTGCTAGATATGCTGCTGATATAATGCCAGTTGATCCAAATGTTTAATGTTTGGTCTATAAGATAAACTGTTTCAATTGTGAAACAACAACAAAAGGGGCTATATTATTATGGAAGAAGGCAAAGAACAAGACTTAGGTGGCAGTTATTATCAGTCAGTATCCGATGATGACATTATTTCAAAGTTTAGGCCAATGCTTCAAAATGCTGGTTGGAAGCTGAGGGATGAGGATGGTAAAATTTGTGTAGGGTCTTCATCTATAGCATGGGATACGCCATGGCACCATGTTTGCCATGATGCTTTTCTTGATTGCCAGAGGTGGCATCATGTGCTATTTGATCTATTTAGCAGAACAATGCCGCCAGATGAGGCATTTGTCCCTAGTGCTTGTCAACAATGCTGGAAGGTTGTAGTTCGGCCAGATACACTTTTAGGGCTTTTTTCTTTGCTTGATCTTCAGAAGCATCTTGGAAGGCCAAGCAAATGTGGGATTGAAACTAGACCTTATGTCAACGGTCTTTATGGTGGTTATTTTTATAATCACTCACTTGAAGAAGGTCTTGAGTGTTATAAGATAGTTAGGGAGAAAGTGGACGAAACTCCACATCTTGGCAAAGATACAAGTGTTATTCTTAAAAGGGCTTGTACAGAATTTGAGAAGAAAATGGGAGATAGTTCAAAATGGGTTATTACACCTAAACAAATCTACATTGAAACGCTTGTGAATAAGTGGTTTGTAAGAAATGATGTCTATAGAGAACAACCTCAGCACGCTATTGCGAATGTCCATAAGAAGTGGATAGAATGGGCTTATGCTAATGGTGATGAGACATATAAACATTTCACAAACGGTAAACCACTATATGTTCCTGTCAAGACATATCATCATCTGGTTGATGCATCTGATTAAGGAAAGAGAAGAAGCGCTTTGACAAGTTTTAAAAGGACGTATCACTTTCCTTATGACATGTAAGGAGGTTTTGTGTTGATACAGTTTGAAAAGGTTAAACTTAAAGCAGAATGGCTTGGCCACCAAAAAGGTGCTGTTCTTGAGATAAACAAGATAATAGCTGATAAGTTATTTAAGAGAGGTGCTGCTGTGCCTTTCAAAAGAGAAAAAGAAAAAAGGGGGCTGAGACTAAGGATGTCGAATCACCGAATGTTGATAAGATGATGCGTACGGTGAAACGAAAGAAAAGAGAATAATTCCTTAACAGTGGGTTCAAACCCCATGGAAGGAGAATAGGCAATGGGAACTTTAGCTGATACTAAAATTAAATCGCCTCTTTTTGCAAGGAAACAGGCTGGTGGTGTGTTTACAGTTGTAAATGAGACTTTGACGACAGGTAATATTTTTTATGTTGATAGCGGTGCTACGACAACTGGTGGGACAACTTCTAGCTTTGGAAGAAGCCCTGATGCACCTTTTACAACTCTTGCTTCTGCAATAACAAACTGTACAGCATCTAATGGTGATATGATTTTTCTTATGCCTGGCCATGCTGAAACTACATCTGCTATTGCTTTGAACAAAGCAGGGGTAAGCATAATCGGTCTTGGTGTTGGTGATAACCGACCAATCATTACAGCATCTACTGCTGCATCAGATCTAATTGATTTGACTGGTGGTGACTGCCATCTGGAGAATTTCATTCTCACTGGTGCAGCTAGCGGCGTGACAGCACTCATTGATGTGGCATCTGATGATAATACATTTAAAAATATGGTGTTTAGACATGGTGCTGCACCTGTAAATGCTATAACAGTTGCAAGTGGTGCAAGAAACAGGTGGATAGAATGCCGGTGGTTAGGAACAGCAGATGAGCCAGATTATAGCATTCTTTTTGAAAGTGCCTCAGAAAACGCCTGTAAGGATTTTGAAGTGATTGACTGTATTTTCAATTATGGCCTTTATGGGCTTGATAATGCAGCTATTTCAAATGCTTCAAATGGAACGGTGGAAGGCGGCATCATAAAAGGGAATATATTTTCTGGTATGGTTTTGACTGCTATTGATTTTAATAGTTCATCTTCAGCAGCATGCCGTGGTATTGCTTGTAATAATTATGCTACTGCATATGCTGGAATATCAATTGCAACTATTTATGATTATTCATCATATGGTGGTGTTGACTGTAGGGCAACAGATGCTCCTGCAGCTGGTTCTCCGCCACAAATACCGACTGCTACTGCAGACTAAGAGGTCTTATGAGGCTTGCTGTTGGGTATCCATGGTCATCTCCTTTTATGTTCACAAAGTTTGTAGATTCAACTATAAACATAGAACATCCAGAAGGATATAATGTAAAGTTCTTTAGGGGTAGAGGTTGGTGCCCAGCACGCAGGCATGTGCACATATGTGAACAAGCATTAGACTGGGGGGCTGAATTGATATGTATCATTGGTGCCGATCAAGTTCACCCCCCAGACATGCTTTGCAGATTAACAAAAAGATGGGAAGAAGGTTGTGAGGTAATTGCTGCCATGGTTCCTTCCCGTGGTTACGTTGCATGGCAAGAAATGAAACCTTTTCAGCCGATGGCCTGGCGGTTCAAAACTAACGATGAATTGGGGGCAAATGAATACCGCCACTATAGGAATATGGATCAAGATGCTGATATGATTCATGTCATAAAGAGAGAAGATGGTGATCTAGTCAAAGCTAATTTCATCGGCTCTGGTGTTTTGATGTTCCATAAAGACCATCTTTTAGCACTTAAAAAACCGTGGTTTTATGAAAATATAATACCTGATACTATGGAACGTATTGCCAATATGGACTGTACATTTGTATGGAGGTTACAGGATGAGGCATGTGCATTTGTATGGGTAGATACAACAATTATAATCAAACATATTCACACATTTGAAATTGATGACACATATTCCGAGCGTTTTTCTGATTGGGAGAGACCTGAAAAAGGAGATTCTGAAGTATGCCGTTACTTAAGAGGTAGGACACATGAAAAACAAAAAGCTGTTCATAGGGATATGTAACTCACAAAATATCATACCATCTGAATTTTTCTGGTCAATAATAAGATTAAAATCACCTATACCTGTTCAATTTGCAAGAGCAGTACACCCTTGGGATGTAATCAGGAATAACCAATTAATACACTGGTTCTTGGAGAGCGGTTGTGATTATTTTGTTAAGATGGATATAGATCAAGTTTACCCAGAAGATTATTTCATAGAGATGGTTCCTCTTATTGACAAGTATAAAATAATTGGCCCACTTATTTTTGATAGGTGGCCAGCAGGGGGCTTTCTCCCACTTGTCAATTGGGCTGAAGGCGATGTATATGACATAAAAAACAATTCAGGAGTAATTGAAGTAAAATATTATCACACAAATTGCTTTTTTGATAGGAGTGTGCTTGAGGCTTTGGCACCTCCGCATTATGAGGCGTATTTATCTGATGATGGATTAAAAAGAAGAAATCATGTTGATATACATTTTATGAGTAAGTTTACAATGGCTGGATTTAAAATATATGCCAATCTTGATGTTTGTGTTAAGCATATAGCGGAAATACATGTTGATAGGGGTGTTTATGAGCGTTGGAACCGATGAAGTGATTAATTATTACAATAATATGCTTCCAAAAATGGAGTGGTACCATAGCGGTAATAATGCCAGGTTAAATAGAGCAAATAGATCACTTTTTCATATTATCAAGCCTAAAATGTCTGTTCTTGATGTTGGGTGCGGGACAGGGATAACATCTTCCCATATGGCAATGCTTGGTGCCAATGTAACTGCTGTTGACATCTCTCCTGTTTTAATAGATTATGCTAAGAAAAATTCTCACCATGAAAACATAGAATATATTGTTTCTGATATATCTAAGTTTTATAGCAATAAAAAATTTGATGCTATTGTTTTCGTAGATGTTATTGAGCATATTGAAAAAAGTTCATTTGTGGCTACATTAGATAGGCTGCTTAAATCAAATTCAAGCAGCAGCACAGTTATCTATGTAAATATACCAAATGGGGATTTTTTGGATCATGTCAATGAAAATGGAGAACCACAAATAATAGATTTATCTTATAGGGTTGGTGAGTTAGTTAATATTTTCAACTGGCACGATTTTAGACCTATTCACATGTTTATCTATGATATGCAGTATAATGAGTTTGTTTTTGCCACCAAAACATTTTTATGTGATTATTACAAAAGCAAATTTTAATATATTTAGTATAAATGAATATGAAGGTTAGGAGGCTGTTATGGCAGCTGGGACAGTTACGATATCAGAAGAAACTTTTGGCAGTATGAAAAAGATAAAATGGTCATGGGTAGCTGGTAGTGGTGCAAGTGTAAATTCTATTGGATCTGCCCAAACTACAAATACTTATAATGGTAAGATACAGATGCTTGCTACAATAGGTGGGGCAGGCGGCTTGGCACCATCAGCATCTTATGATATAACTGTAGTCGATCAGTCATCTGTAGATGTGCTTGCTGGTAATGGAGCAAGTAGAGCAGCAGCAACAGAGTGGACTACAACAGGAAATCTTGGTGCTGTTGCTAATGATAAATTGACATTAACAATAGCTAGTACAGGATCTAGCAATGCTGGAGCAGTATATGTTTATATTAGGTGATGCTGAAAAATTATCTTTACTAAATTGTTCACATCTTATATACTATCTTTGAGCATGGTGAAGACATGGATACTGAATATGTATATCTTGGGCACGACAATAGAATAGATTTACAGTTAAGAGCATCTAGTGCTGCCTATTCTGCTGCTTCAGTTACAAAGATAAGCATTACATTTGGTAGTACTAAAATTGAAAATAGCTCTGCTGCTAGTGGTGCAATAACGTGGAGTGGTAGCAGTTGGTCTACCGGTGAAGTGAGGTTTAAACTTGGTGATCAAAGTATAAGTACTGGTATTTATAATGCCCCAGTCGTAGTCTATACAGCTGTTAGTTCCGCTGGAATTGTTTGGGATTACGTCCCCGTAGAAGTTAAAGCCGATCCAGAGGGCTAATAATTACTGTACAGGGCCTGCATTCGCTCTGCATTCGACAATCTTTTAATAAAGAAGGGTCTTATATTAGTATAAGATTTATATTAAAATGACTATCGTTAAGGATGGAGAAATACTATCTGATCTTGGTGAGTCAGGTACCGATAATGAGGCTACTGTTCTAAGGATTAAAGAGTCAGTTGAATATCTTGTTAGTAATTATTGCAACAGAACATTTGAATCTACGTCATACACACGTGAAAGATATAATGGTAATTCAAATCAAATAATCAACCTAAATCAATATCCTGTAACTGCATTGGATCGTGTTTGCGTTGGCACACGCAACGCCATAGAAATAAAAAACAACAAGTTCTGGTACTTGGGCAAGTGTAGGTGTTAGCAGCACAGGATTAAGACTCAATTTAAATGGGACAGCAGATGAAACAGTCCTATTTGCCACATATTCAACAATATCTACAGTAATAGCCGCAATAAACGCATTAGGGAATGGCTGGTCAGCTTCAGTATCTAGTTCTGATTACAATTCATTTCTATCAACAGATCTTGTCCCCGCAAGCAGCAAAAGGATGCATAGATAGCAGG